AACTGCGCGCCCTCTCCGCTGACATGCACGCCGTACCCGAGCAGCTGGCCCGACACGTGTACCCAGTTGTCGAACGAGGAGCCCTCGCTATCAAGAACGAGGTCGCCGCGAACTTCCGCGCATCAAAGCACTTCTACCCAGTCGCCAAAACGGTCCGCTACGACATCAGCACCCGCTCAGCCTTCGGCACAGGCTCCATCGAAGCAGAGATCGGCCCCATGCCAAGTGGCGGCTCAACCACGCTGAACACCGAACGCGAAAGCGCCAACGACGCAGACTTCACCAACGGAAGCTCCAACGCATCAGCGCTCGCGCACATTGCTGTTCATGGGTCTCCGCGTGGTGGTGGTGGCAACGTGCCTGATCCGGTGATCGCTTTGGATCGCGAGACTCCCAAGTTTGAGAAGGCTCTGGGCGACTTGCTTGAGGAGTTGCTGTGAACAACCACCTTGCTGCGCTGATGGCGCTCACCCCAGAAGGCATTGACGCGTTTGATACGAACGTTCCTGAGCAGCCTCCGCAGCGGTACTTCGTCTTCCGTGCCCCGACCTTTAAGCGCGATTCTGAGGCGTCGTCTCGTGCGGTGCTCGACGTCGATGATTACTTTTCCGTCATGGCTTGCGGGCGCGACACCAACCAGGTTCGCGACATTCAGGCAGAGATGCAGGACGCCCTAGATCGGTCGCACCCCGTTGTTGATGGCTTCGATGCTCGGGCGTTGCTTCGCTCCACGGGCGGCATCGACATAGACCGTTCGAGGGTCCCGCATATCGCGCACGCCACTGACCTGTACCGCTACCGCGCTACGCCTGTATAGGCACCTGATCTCCCGCCGAAAGGCGGGTATTGCGGACATCCCGGCCACCCGGCCACCACTGAAATGCCCCGGCAGCCGGGGAACCCCAACCCACTCAAGGAGTGAACCATGCCCAAGACGCTCTATGACGACGACGACCTGATCGTCTACCTCGGCGACTCGCTCGATGCTCTGCCCGCTGACTGGCGCACCGCACCTGCTGCGCTCGACCTCAACACGGGCACGGACTGGTCTCTGCATGTCCTCGCACCGTTCGACCTCGACGTCACCGCGTCGGCGACGATCGACCAGCGCGCGGTAGGTGAGCCGTCGAGTACCCAGGTGTTCGGCAAGCGCAACGCCACGGGAACGCTCGACTACTTCCGTCACTACCTGGGCGGCCAGCCTCACCCGACCAACGACATTGTCCACGACAAGGTCAAGGTTCGCGGCTCGTTGATCGTTCTGGCCCGACGGGAGGGCGGCAAGCTCGCGGACCTGGTGGACCAGCCCTTTGTTGACGGCGACGAGATCTCGATCTGGGTCGCAGAAGTTGACGAGGTGCAGACCCCTAAGGAGGACGGCTACCGACGTGGTCGTGCCCCGCTGACCCTCAAGCAGTTCGAGAAGAACATCATCGTCGGCGGCGCCTCCGAGTCGTCTTCGTCCGCCGGCGTCTGAGCCGCCCACTAGACCACCCCCGGCGTCAGGAGTCCGCACCTGGCGTCGGGGGTCTCCCCCTCCACCCTGCGGACCATGCGGAAAGGCAACACCATGACTGACCCCACGATTGACCCGATGAGCCAGTGGCTCTCCACTAGCACCACCCGCACCGCCACCGTTGATCTGTTCTCTGATCAGGTGGGCGTTGAGAAGTTGATGGACCTCTACGCCGAGCTGGACGGACTCGAGAAGAGCGCCGCAGCGAAACAGCGTGCTGTAGGTGAGAAGTCATCGATGGCTAAGGTACTCAAGCGCGTTGAAGAGGTTGAGGCTGAGGTCGAAGAGTCTCGCTCGACATGGACGCTGCGCGCTCTCACGCGCAAAGAAATCCAGGCGTGCCTAGATAAGCACCCCGACCCCGACCCCACCACCCTCAACCCTCGCGAACTGTCTGGCGAGGAACTCGCTGAGTATCGTCGTGGCTGCCACGAGGCGGGTTCGATGCGCACCTTGGAACTGATCTCGAAGGCCGTTGTGTCTGTCGAGTTCGCGACCGGGACGGTCAACGACATCCCCGTCGAGACGCTCGAGGTGATGCTTGACGCTGAGTATGGCGACTTCCGTATCAACATGTTGAACGAGGCCCGCAAGAGCGCCGGCGATGCTGAGAAGGGTATGCCCCGCCCAAAATCGTAGCGTGGTTGCGGGACAACCCAGGTGCAATGTTGTCGCTGCGTGCGGCACGCGCCTGGGGTGTCTCGCCTGACGTCTACGGCGAGTGGTCAGACACGGCCCGCGGGCTCGCTGAGGCGTCGATCCTCTCGGATGCCACGACCAACAGATACGGGATCGACATTGAGGTTGCCCGAGACATCGAGGCGGGCTTCGACGTCGACTTCGTGACGGACTACTCCGAAGAAGCCGTGCGCTCTGCGACCAAGAGCAGGTTCGGAGACAAGGGTCTCCCGCCGGGTATGAGCCCGGTCGTCACGCTCAACCAGAGGTCCCTTGAGCGTCGCCGCCTAGCAGGTGGGTCCGCTAACGCTTTGTAAACACGTGCCACACGACAGCTTGCGTCGTGACTGAGTCCACGAAGACACCCCACTAATTAACCGCGCCGTCCGTTGTCGCGAGCCAATTTCACACTGTCGCCCGCACTGGAGGTTCTGCCAATGTCAGTTCGCAGCACAACGGTGAAACTTCGCGCCGAGGTTACCGACTTCAAGCGCCAGTTCGATGAGGCAACGGCGTCCGTCGACAAGACGACCGCGTCGCTCGACAAGAACGGGCAGAAGATCCAGACCACGTCAGGTCGCCTGGTGCGATCGGCCGAGGTCAACAAAGAGGCATGGCAGACCGCGGGCACGACGATCACAGCCTTTGGTGTCGCGGGCGCTGCGGCACTGGCTCTCTCGGCGAAGGCCGCTCTCGATTGGGAGTCAGCGTGGGCGGGTGTCCTCAAGACCGTCGATGGCGCTCCAGCGCAGCTTGATGCCCTTGAAACTGGCTTGCGTCAGATGTCGCTTGAACTACCGGCGTCCGCCACGCAGATCGCGAATGTCGCGGAGGTAGCCGGCCAGTTAGGTGTCGGTGTTGACGGCATCGAGTCTTTCACGCGCACCATGATCAACCTTGGCGAGACAACCAATCTCTCTGCGGATGAGGCGGCCACTGCGATTGCGCGAATGTCGAACATCTTCGGCACCGCGGTGAGCGACGTCGACCGCTTCGGTGCAACGGTTGTGGACCTGGGCAACAACTCGGCCACGACTGAGGCTGAGATCGTCGAAATGTCGACGCGCCTCGCCGCGGCAGGCAAGCAGGCTGGGCTGTCTGAGGCCAATGTGCTCGCGTTCGCGTCTACCCTCACGTCCGTAGGCGTCGAGGCTGAGGCTGGTGGCACAGCACTGTCGAAGGTGTTCACGTCGATCGGAGACGCGACGCGCGACGGCGGCGACAAGTTGAAGACGTTCGCAGAAATCGCCGGCGTATCCACATCAGAATTTCAGGCCGCATTCGAGCAAGACGCCGCCGGCGCAATCACCATGTTCATTGACGGCATGGGTCGACTCGCAGAGTCAGGCGGATCCACCACGAAGGTCTTCGACGACCTTGAACTGACCGACCAGCGACTCATGCGCGCCGTCCTCTCAACCGCATCAGCCGGAGAGCTCCTCAACGAGCAACTCACACTCGGCAACACCGCCTGGCAAGAGAACTCGGCCCTCACCGACGAGGCCGCAAAACGGTACGACACAGCGGCCGCGAAACTCCAACTAGCCAAGAACGCCATCAACGACGCCGCGATCACCATCGGCGAAGACTTCCTCCCCGTTCTCGCAGACATGGCCGGCGCAGTCGCCAACGTCGCCGGTGTAGTCGGCGCCCTTCCCGACCCAGTGCGCAAGATCGGCACCGGTTTCACGGTTGCCGCAACTGGCGTCGCCCTACTCGGCGGACTCTTCCTGACCATCGTCCCAAAGATCCATGCCACCGGAGTGGCAATGGAAAAACTCAACATCTCAGCCAAGACTCTAGGCAAAACTGGCGGCGCACTTGCCGCGGTGACGGTGCTCACCGTCGGCCTCGACGCCATGTATCAGGCAATGACACACGCTGGCGATGGCTGGAAGGCCATGAACGCCGAAATCGCGTCAGGTGCAGTAACTGGCGCCCGTGGCGACATCGAGGATGCGCTCGCAGGTCTGCAAGAGATCAACTCAGAGATCGAATCGACTCGCGTCAGCACGATTTTTGAGAGTGTCGACAACATCCGAAACTTGAGCGTCGAGCAAGGGCTGATCGATAACTACGAGCAGCAGATCGATTTGAACGACAAGCTGATCAATTCGATGCAGACCGCTCAGGCTGTCGCGAACGAAGGCGACTGGGCGGAAAACTTCACGGACTTCGGCAAGAACCTCAAGCCGACCGTCGAGCAGTTGCAATCCCTTGCCGAAGTGAACAACATCGACCTCACGGCGAAGCTCGGCACCAACGAGGCAGCAGACGCTCAGGCGAAGTTGCTCGAACTCGCCACCGCGAACACCTACTTCGCAACGCAAGCCGATGAGGTCACTCAGGCCACCGACGCCGAGACCGAGGCGTTGGGCAAGTGGATGGAAGCGGTTAGTGCTGCCGATGGTGCGTTCATCAGCCTCCAGGGCGCATACGACGCCGTGGTCACGAAGAGCACCGAGATGGCGCAAGCCACCGCAGACGCCACGGAATCGGTTGAGGACTCGTGGGAGAACTTCTACGACGGCCAAAAGGTCAGCGCCGATGAGTACATCGCCCAGTTGCAGGCGCAGGTCGATGCCCAGCAAGACTGGGAAGTGAACATGCTGTCGCTCGCTGGGCGAGTGGCAAATGATCTTCCCGAGGGCCTGCGCGACGCTGCTGTAGCGATGGCGAAGGAACTCGAACAGTTGGGGCCCGAAGGGGCCGACCAGGTGGCGTTGCTCGAAGGTCTTTCTGACGAGGCGCTCACCAAGGTAGTTGAGCTCTACAAGGAGAAGGGCGCCGAGGCGACCATGGAGTTCGCGGGCGCATTCGATACTGCCTTGACGCCAACTATTGACGTCGAGGCAAACACGGACCCCGCTGAGGACGACTACTACAACTTCATTCAGAACCTCCCCACGACTGTCACCGTCGACGTTCTCACGCAATTCGGTGGCGCTCAGGACATTTCTGGTCAGTCTCGTGCCAACTTGTTCACCCGGAACCAAACGCCGAGCCGACCTTCTCAATTCGGTACGTCTGGCGGCGGGTACGCCGGTGGTGGTGGCATCTCGGGCCCGGGTACGGGAACGTCTGACTCGGTGCCGATCTGGGCGTCCGACGGTGAGTACATGCAGAAGGCTGCAGCTCACAACTTTTGGGGAACACGAGCCATGGACGCGATGAACAACATGGACGTGTCGGGCCTGTGGCGCGAACTCGGTGCCCACGGCTTCCGTGACGGTGGCGCGATCGGCGCGACTCAGCCTGCGCCTCAGGTTGTCACTTTCCCCGTTGAGTACCGGCGCGAGCAGCACGCCCCACAGAACTTCAACTTCCACGGCCAGTCGGCGTTTGCCGACGGCATGGACTACGCCGAGCGTCGCCGGCAGAGCGTACTAGGAGGCTGATGGTGTCCGATTCAATCCTTCCCCTGTCCGCGACAATCGCATTGCCGTCTGGCGCGCCGTCATCGATAGACCTGCACGACCGAGTCAAGTTCGAGATAGCGGAATGGAACCGCCCGGGGATCTCTTGGCGTCTCGACGAGATCCCCGGGGAGTATCAGCCTGGCGCCTTCACCCGAGGTCGAGTGCGCGATCGCGCTTCGTTGACGGGAACTGTGCGAGTTCTTGGGACGTCGGAGGCCACGCTGCGCACGAACGAGAACTTGTTGTATCGGGCTCTGGATGGTTTCAACTTCCAACTAGTGGAAGTCATTGATGGGAACTCGCATACCTACGTGCGTTGCCAGACAGAGTCAATCCTCCCTCGAGGTGGTCTCGATTGGGACAGCCTCCGAGCTCTTCACACGCAGGAACACACGTTCTCTATTCGCTGTCACCCCCGAACTGTGGAGGCACCATGACAACCGCTCTTGGCAACGACTGGAAGTCTGAGCTCGTGCAGGCCATCTTGGGTCCAGCGCATTCGGCCGTGTTCCCGGACTCGTACTGGTCTGGTTGGTTGGATGGCGAGGGTGACCTCATTGCGATGACGGGGATGTTCGTGTCGCATGATGACTGGGGTTCGGTGACGGATGGTGTCGCGAACATCGCCATCGTCGAGGGTGGGCTTTGCCCTGCAACTACACCTGAGCGTTTCGCGCTGTTCGCTGACGCTGGGGGGGCCAGTGTGGTCCTCACATCAGCTGTGGTGACTTTCGGCGGGACGCCCTCGGTGGGTGATCCGCTTTTGGCGGCTGCAGGCGACATTGTGTTCCTCGGTGGAGACGAGCCAGAGTGACCGCGCTTGATCTGGGCGACGCCGACCGGGTACTTACCCCACCGAGTGCTGCGTTCGAGACGGTTGCATGGGGCGACATGACGCTCACCCCAGACTCGGCCCCGCACCCAGTCGAGACGTTCGTTGGCGAGCGGTATGCAATCCCCCGCTACTCCTCCGACGGCGCCTCGACGCTGCGCGGATCCACGCAAACGCCAGCGATCAACTTCGCAGCCTTCATCGCAGTCAAAGGCCCAAGCGTCGGCAGTGGCGACTGGACCGTGATGTATACCGGCGCGTTCCACCTCGGGCTTGCTCATAGTGCAGTGTCGTGGGCCTACGCCCATCCTTACGGTGCCGCGATCACGTCGGGCCTCTCGCTGTCGACGCCTCACGATGATGGCGTGACCGTGTACGCACTGGTGAACAACGGCACCGAATCGTTTCTGGCGAACTCCCGCGACGGTTTGCTTGCGACTGCCGCACGTAAGACGTCGGTGACTCCGCGGTCGACGGGCATGGAGACGTCTTTTGTTTCTGCCGATGATGGTGTGCTCGGTGTCTGGTACTTCGACGGCGACGATGTTTCGCAGGCTGACGCTCTGGACACTCTCGACGCGATCGAGGCGTTGTTCGCCACGCCGGATGCCGTCAGCTTCGCGGCGGCTGGCCGTGTCAACATCTCGGGAACGACGGCGTTGTTCACGACGGATGACCTGTACGAGGAAACTGAAGTGGTGTTGCCCGCCCCGGGTGGGTCTGTCACACCCCCGGAGCCTCCTGCACCGCCCACGCCTCCTGACTACGCGCCAGAGCCGATACGGCACATTTGGCAGGACCTGAGTGCACCGTCTGTCAACGCGGATGGGTTCGACCCGGACTGGATGCCCGACGACGAGGACTACGCGCCGTTTGCTCGCTGGCAGATCGCCGTCGAGGGCGTCGACGTCACGTACTACCTTGGTGCGTCGACACCTGAGCCGGACTGGACGGACGCCGACTATGGGTTCGGCCCAGCGACACTGCGCTTCCCGCAGGTGACGGTGTTCACCCCCATGCCGTCCTGGGCGCGCGGTGGTGCGAACGTCGTTGCCCGCCTAGTGCGCGTGTCGGACTCATCGACGATCACTGCCTACGAGGGCCTTGTGCTTCGAGACGGCGCACGCTTCGAGGGCGGTCACCTGACGCTCGAATGTACCGGCTACCTGTACGCCGTGGACTTGCAACTGCGCCTTCCGGCGGGCAACACGAAGCCCCTGGACGTTGGGACCGCGATTCCTCGAGCGATCAACAAGGCCACGTCACGCCGTTACTACACGATGGATTCGGTTGTGACGGGCATCAAGACTTCCGTTGCGGGTGGGTGGGAGCCGTTGTTGACCGGCTACGTTGCGAACATTCTCGCGACGGCAGTGGACAAGGGTCGTCAGTGGTCGGTCAAGATGTGGGGTCGCACTCCGCAGCTGGTGCGCAAGGACACTACTACGGTGCACCTTGAGGTTCGTGCCGGCCAGGCGTCGGTGGAGATCGACCTCGGGTCGGATGCCGCCGAAGCTCCGAACGTCATCTTGGGTGAGGGAATTAACCCTGATCATGGTGCTTGGTCGAACTGGCAGTACCCGTACTTCCGTCCCGATGACACGCCGCCGTATCCGAATACGGACCCT